TTACCTCTATGTAATCGATCACGGCGTCACCTCTCTCCATCCCATAAATGCGTGACGGATCCATCCGGATGATATACATTTTCATGCGGCTGCTTCCAGCCCGGCCAGCAGCATGCTACCAGGACCGACAGGCCGGTGCTCTCTGCGTAACCTCTCGCTATTTTCGTCGCCTGCTCACAGATTGGCGTTTTACCTATATAGCCGCCACCGTCGTATTTGATAACGTATAGCTCTTCCATGTCCATCCCCTTTTATTGCGTATTACGCAATACGACGCTTAAAAAAAATACGTCCTAATGTTTCCGGATCAACCATTAAAGTTTCTGCTATAGCATACATGGCAATAGCGCCGGGGCGTGCCTTACCGCTGAGAATGTCTGACATCGTATCACGGCTGAGATGGCACGCTTCCGCCATTTCCTGAATTGTATTCAGGCCCTTGTCGATCATTTGCTTACGCAATTCCTTAGTGTCAACCTCGTACATTTTAACCCTCCTTATCGCTTATTATGCAATAAGCATAACATTTCGAAACGGAAAAGTCAACGCATATTACGCAATAAAACTCAAATCATGCGTAATTATTGTTGCGTTTTGCGTAAAAAAGCTTTATAATGGTTTACACGGGACACTGGAGGCGGATCATGAAAAACATGCTTTGTGATAACCTGAAAAAATTGCGCCAAGTGCGTGGTTACACTTTTAAAGAATTGGAAAAGCTAATGAAGGGGCGCGGGTGTAATGTTTCCGCGTCTACACTGCAACGTTATGAGGCCGGGATAATTCCGAACGTTCCTTATGATTCAATTGTTGCGCTGTCGGACATATTTCACATTTCACCGTGCGCTTTAATGGGATGGGCGAGCGGCCCGTTGTTGGATAACGCAGAAGCAGATCTTATTTCTGATTTTCGCAAACTTAACAGCGCCGGGAAGGAAAAAGCCCGTGAGGCAATCCGCGACTTAACAGAAATAGCGCGATATACGGAGCCCGATGAAAAGGAAAAAACGGGAACATAATCCGGATCGACACATTCCGGAAGCGCCCCCGTTTGAAATGGAATAAATAACTCGCAGCATACAGCTGTAAATATAAACAAGGAGGATGTAGAAATGAAAAAAGCCTTAGTTATTGCCGCGGCTTTAATCGGCATATCTTTGTCAAGCACTATCCATGCAGCCACTATTGCCGAGCCAGCTTTTGCTGATAAAGCGGCAAAAGCTGAATTAAAAGTAAAAAAATTTAACACTACCGACATTATGGGAAATGAAATTAAAGGTTTGTCTGTTAGATATGCTCCTGCCAGATTTGCGGGTGTTAGTGGCGCTAAGATTTTCTGCAACAACGTCCTCGAAACAAGCTAATTGTTTATCGCGGTTGGACAGGGCATTATGCAAACCAAAGATAACGACGGGACGGCAATACCCGTGCCCGCCACTATTGTTATTAACGATAATGGTACCCGCAAAGATATCGCTGTACCTAATTATAAATTTGACAGCGGGAGGTCTTCATTGACCGGCGCCTGGTCCGAATACGAAATCAGCATCCCGCTGGCCGATGTCAAAAACGCTGGCGTTAAATCTATAAACGCGATATCAGTATTAATGAAAAATCCAGCAACTGGAACAGATGGGAATTTTGAGCCAATACTTACACAGAAGCAAGCTAAAGCCATAGACCGAATCAATAAAGTTTATTCCTTTTATCTCAAAATAACAGAAGCGGAATAAGATCGGGAGTCCACCATGAAAAAGACTATTCTAATCGCTGCCACGCTGGCCGCCTTGCTGATCAGTAATGTCGCTGCGGCCAAATACAGCGACGAATATAAGGCCCAGCATAAAAGGCAGGTAGAGACCATCATGACGCAGCTGCCCAGCGGCCAAAAATACACCCGGGATATTTTTAAACTGTTTGACCGGCAGATCCCCGGCGGAAAGATACGCCTGAAGGCGGAAGTCGGGCGGCCAGGTCCGCGGATCCTGTACCTGACATATGCAGCCACCGGCAAAAGTTACCCCGCCGGCATCAACGAAATGACCTGGGGAGACGGTAAGGAAGCCCACAAAATGCGAGTGTTTTTCTATGATTATAGCCGGATCTCTCATAAAAATTATACGGAGCTGGCCATAGCTACCGTTAACCCGGAACGGTTAAAGAATGCTATCGTAATCAGCGTAGACGGTACTGCAGTTTTCGGCGAATCGTCAAAATATTGGCCGGAATGGAAGGCAGCCCTGGAAGACGCGGAAAGGTTAATGGAGGAAAAATGAAACTATGTTAATTGACGAAATTACTTTCGCCTGCCCCGCTTGCGGTAACCAGTTTAGTATAGACGTCGACATTACACAGCACCCATTTATCACAGACGTCCGCATCGTCTGCCATCGTTGTGGTTCTGAGACGGAGCTGTGCGGTGCTTCCGCGAAACAAATTCAGGAAAATCTTGAGAATCTGCAGACGAAAATAAAGCGCAGTGCAAAGAGTTAAAATTACCGAATGAGCCAAATATAAAATGAAAAAACCGCCTGGCGTGGCCGCGCCAGACGGTTGTTAAAAGGTGTACAGACATGCCGAAGGGTCGATTAAAAAGAGCAGTCTGCCCTTCTATTATATCAGTATAATGGAGGTTTTACAACATGTTACGCGCTGCCATTTATGCCAGGTATTCCAGCGATAACCAGCGCCATGAAAGTATTGAAACACAGTTCCGGATCTGCGAAGACTACTGCCGGCAAAAAGGTTATGGCGTTGTCGCCCATTACCAGGACGAAGCCAAAACTGGCACCACTTCCATCGGCCGGGACGGCTTTCATCGGATGCTGTCCGATGCCCGGCGGGATATTTTTGACGTGCTGGTTGTGTATACGCTGGACCGGACGGCCCGGCAGGAATTAGATTATTATTTGTACAAAAAGGAGCTGCAGACCGCCGGCATCAAATACGAATACGCCACGGAGAGCTTTGACCCTTCCAGCGTAGACGGCCAGTTTTTCGAAGGCATCCAGGTCGCGCAGGCCGCCTGGTACTCCCGGAAGCTGTCTGTAAAGGTCCGCGACGGTAAGGATACCAATGCCCGGCAGTTCCTTTTCCCGGGTGGAACCCCGCCCCTGGGATATGACGCCACCCCGGACCATCATTATATAATTAATGAGACGGAGGCCGCTGCCGTCCGCCTGATCTTTAAAATGTTTATTGCCGGTTCGGGATACGGCCCGATCATAGACGAATTGAACCGCCAGGGCTTCCGGACAAAACGCGGCAAAATGTTCGGGAAAAATTCCCTGCATGAGATCCTGGCAAACGAAAAATACTGCGGCACATACGTGCACCGCCGTAGCTACGGAAAACAGCGCAGGAACCAGACGGCCGCATCCGGAACGCCCAATGCCATCCCGGCCATTATCACCCAGGAAACTTTTATGGAAGCGGCCCGGCGCAGGGAGTTGAACCGGGGCCGATCTGCCAGCTACGCAGCGAAAGCTGTTTATTTGTTATCCGGAAAAGTCTGCTGTGGTGAATGCGGCCACAGTTATAACGGCAACAGCATGTCAAGCCGTGGCTACCGTTATGAGTTTTACCAATGTTGCGATCAGACGAACCACGGCAGCCGTACATGCAAAAACCCCCGCATTAAAAAGAGCTGGCTGGAGCGCCATGTGGTGGACGCTATTCTGAAGATGCTTACATTGGACCGTATCAACGCTGTTGTTGATATGGCTTTGACCAAATACCAGGCAATGGTCGCAACTGTTCCGGATGAAACGGCACAGCTGCACCGGCAGAAGGCCAGCGCGGAAAAACGCCTGGCCAATTTATACAAAATGGTGGAAAACGGAGCCGCCGATGAGTTTGACCTGGAACGGATGCGCGACATTAAGAATCAGATCCGCGCCATCAATGAAAAAATTGCTGCCACTGACAGCCAGCCGAAAATCTCTATAAACCGGGAGCAGATAAAACGGTACTGGTATAAATTGGTAGCTGAGTTAAAAATGCAAAACCGGCCAGAATTAATCCGGCCGGTTCTGCAGAAAATTGTTAATAAAGTTATGGTTTACCCGGACCGTGTTGTCGTCAGCATCGGCAACGTGGCCGGAATCAGCGGACACAATGGCAACGGTTTGGCGCTGCCATTGAATCCACTGCTGGAAATTAATATAGACAGAAAAGCAGCTTAGTCTTTACCCGCAAAATCGCAGCAAAACGTTTTCCAGGCGTTTTCTGCCATGTGCATAGTTTTTATTGCGGTAACGCTTTTCTGGCCGTTGTACGGCATCCTGCGCTCAGGTTTTTACCTGGGCGCTTTTTATTTCGCTGCCGCCGCGCCCACTGCTGCGCCGGTAATAAAAAACCAGAATCTATTTTGCCAGATCTGTCGCCGCTGCACCCGCCGCTCTTTTGCGATCGTGCGCCTCAATGTCTGCAAGGATGTTTTCGATGCGGCCAGCTCGCTGGATGCAGCTGTCAAGGATAGATTGACAGCTGTTAATTCCTTCTGTGATGTCTGCAGCTGCCTTTTCGCTTCTTGCAATTCCTGCTGCAGCTGCTCCGACGGCCGCTTCAGCTTGCTGTACAGATCCTGCAGCTTCATCAATTCTCTCTTTTGCGCGGTCCACTCTGCTGTCAACTGCGTCCACTGCCCGATCGGTATCTGCTTGTATGCCGTTGTTTCTCCGGAAGTCATGCACCAGCCAGATCGCGGCCATACAACACAGCACAGCAACAGCAGCGATAATACAATAGCGTGTATTTTCTTTGTAGTAGTCATGCATTAGATCCCTCCCGCAGCCATTGCGCCAGGTAAAAGTTTGCGATGCCACGCCACAAGTCGCCGCCAGGTACCATTTTGCCGCCGTTGTTAATATCCGGCAGGTACCACAGGTCCCAGCGGGTTTCCGGATCTCCGGAAAAAGGACCGTACCCATCAATCTGCGCAGCTTCGCAGTGCGTCATAAAATGCTCCCTGTCCAGATCTATGCCCAGGACGTCAGATAATACAGCCGCAACTTGTGACAACGCCGTTATCTGTATATCCGTGGGAGGTTCCGGGCCCAGATCCGCATCCCTGCCCTCATTGGCAATTGCTCCATACCCGCACAGCATTGCTATGCCAATAGCGCCAAAATTGCGCCGCCATGTGTGGGATTTCTTTTCAGCCAGGTCTTCCGTTGTAACATATACGGATCCATCCCGGTCGATCAGGATATGATAATCGTCATACCCCTGGCCATAATGGCCGGCTGTCCAATGTGCGTATACCCGGCTGATCAGGCCGCGCGCATCTGCAGCAATGACTTCTATGTCTTCCAGTGTTACCTTGGTACAATCATTTAACGATATTGCTGCCATTATATCCTCCTATTGTTTTAGTTTCTCTTTTTTCTTTTTAACAATTGCAATCAACTCGCCGGCCACGCTGACATTGCACTCGGAAAGATTTTCCAGGCAACTGAGCAGCTCCGTGCAGCTGAGCACGGCCGTAATCACCGGAAGCAGGAACGCGATCGGGGCCTTAGCTATCATCATGGCCACGTCGCATAAAGAGGCGAATAGCAATATAACGCCATATGTCCCGATCTTGCTGATAAACTGATTTCTCATAGCTTCACTTTTGATATATCGCCAGCGATGGGCCTGCCGGATAAACTTTACAGCCTGCCATACTGTGACAGGCGTTTGAGGGTACATATCCAGGTGTAACCTCATGGCCAGCGCGATCCATCTGGTAAAAACGTCCAGACAGGCAAGTGCGCAGAAAATCATAAACAGCTGCACCTGCACCCCCATGGCGTCGGCCAGGGCTGCCACTCCTGTACTGGCCGCCAGCTTTATTGGCCAGTCGGCCATAACATTTTTTAATGTATCCGCAGAAAAAAAGCTGTGCAAAATATTATTCATTCCCCGATCTCCCTTTTCAGCGCCTCTATCTTCTCAAGCTCTTTTTCGGCGTTGTCTACCGCGGTATGCTGCGCCAGCTCATTGTACAGATCTGCGATCAGCTGGCTCTGCAATTGTATAATTTCGTTTTGCTTTTCAATAATCAAAACCGGCGGCATCATGGTTTTACTGGCCATACAATTGACAACGGAAATCCATCCTGTTCCGGCACGTCCCGGAGTGCCTGCCGGTACAGCTTCCACGCAATGACGTCCACATTAGGCCGGTCCGGTACCAGCATATTGTCGCAATCACTCAGCAAGTGGTTTCGATATTCGCGGGCGGCTTCGGCCGCTTCCTCTTCATTCTGCGCCTCTACTGCGGCCTCATACCGTCGACGCAGCACTCCATCTGTATGTGAGTAGGCATACTGGAGATAATTAGATCGTCTTGC